ATATATATATTGTCCTAACGATCCTGTGGTAAAACCCCATCTAACATCTTTTGGTTTTCTTATATAGTTAAACTTAATATCGTTGTTATTAACTGCTCTTGCCGGGTTAAATGTAGTTACTTTTGGATATACTTCAACTTTGTCATTTTTTAATATACCTATTGGAAAGCTTTTGCTAGGTTGAGTAAGTGGAGACATTAGTTGTTGTTTATATTCTTTTCTACCAACTAATTCTATTTGTGGAGTTCCTGGAACAGCATTGAAATATACAGAACCTAATCTATAAACTCCCGAAGTTAAAGAGTTTACTGTAATTTTAGCATCTCCACCACCGCCTGATATTGTTATCTCATCACCAACCTTATAGCCTGAACCAGTAGATCCAATTGTGAAACTTGCAACAGCACCGTTAGCAGCTGTAGTATTAACTTTACATCCTGTGCCTGAACCACCAGTTGTAGCTTGAGCTATAGTAGATGTACTATATCCAGTGCCACCAGTACTTACAATTCCAGTTAAAACTCCACCTTGTAATGGCACTGTATAAATGTTGTCAGTAACAGAGCTTGATGCAGATTCGTACTCTTCAAAAACTTGTATCTCTTCTTCTATGTGAGCTATTCTACTAGCAAATTCTTCATCTGTTTTAGGCATTCGTAAATACTGGTTAAGATCTTGAAAAAATCCCTCAAATATTTCTAGTTGTACTTGTGTAGCAACTTTATTAAATTCATCTGGTGTCATATATCCTCTTTGTTCTTTATTAAGAATACTTAACACTGTAGTATAAACTGTATTTACGTTTAATTCCATATTTGTTTATTTAAAAAAAAAGGGTGGCGTAAACCACCCTTATTTATAATCACTTGTTATTTTAGTTTTTTCTGTATAGACTTATATACTTCAAGTCCTTCATCAGTTTTAAACCAAGCAGCTAACGCTGAATAAGCGTTTTCTTCAAATGGAGCAGTCATTAGCTTTTTGCCATTGCTTTTCCATTTAACAGTTCTACCATCATTAGCTATTTCTATAATACTAGCTTCAGTTGCTTTTATAGCAAAGTTCCTAAGTTCTACATTTTCGTCATTAGCTAACTCTATAAGAAGTTTAGGATTTCTTTTAGCAAATAATAAAAGATCTCTTTTAAGTTCTTTAGAACTCATTGTAGTAACAGTAGAACCAACTTCAACTCTTAGTATAGCTTCAGCTTTATCTACGTCCATTTCATAAGCAGTATTCATAGCAGCTATTTCCATTTCTAAATAATCATATTGATCTTCTGCTTCTACAACTTGGTCATACTCTTCAAATATTAAATTGTTGTGAGGATGCTTGCTTAAAAACTCTTGTAAATTCTTTTTTTCTTTAGGTACATATAAAACACCATCTTCAAATACAATATGTTTTAATGTAACTGAACCTTGTTGTTCGTCTACAAATATTGATTTTTGATTAGTAGCATATCTTAATTCTCTTTCATAACCTTTTTCTGGATCAAACCATACTAAAGAGTATCTATTTGAATGTCTACTAGGTAGTGTATAAGTTAAAGGTTGTTTACCTTTTAAATAGTAAGTTCTATTTTTATACTCCCACTTTACTTCAGGAGTCTTTTTTTCTTTTGTTTCCATAATATAATATAATATAATAATTAAAAAAGATCCTGCCGAAACAGGACCTTATATTTTAGTTTAAGATAAAACTACAGTGAGGCATTCAGCACCACTTGTAAATTTAACATCTGGCTGTGCATTTTCAGCACTAGCCGCTTTAATAATGGCAGCAGCAACGTCAGCTTGTAAAGCAGCTTTAGTTGTTGCAGGCGCATTGTCCACAGTTATTGTATACTTAGTTACTTTTCCAGAAGCACTAGAAGAAGTAGCTTGATTGTATTCCAATACTTGTACATCACATGCAGTAGCACTAACACCACTTACACATGCTACATTATCTATAGGAATTAAAGCATACTCATTAGTTGCAGATCCTTCAATCGCAGCAAGCATAACAGCTGTTATTGCAAACGTTATGTCAGCACTAAAACTAGTTACTCCAGTTGAAGCAGCTTTTGCAGCTAATGTAACAGTATCACCTACTTTGTATCCTTCGCCTATAGCTGAAGTAGCGGTTATTGCAAGAACAAATGTACCACCAGTAAGTGTTATACCGAATGCTGCACCAGTTCCATTTCCGCTAGTTGTTGTAGCTCCAGAACCAACTGAAGTTCCAGCAACTCTAGTTCCACCACCTGTATATCCACTGTTTAAAGTTCCAACAGAAATTTCTGATCCAATAAAACTTCTAGCAGGATCAATTGCTAAAGGCACTTTTATAAAATTACTCATAATTTATAATTTTTAAACGGTTGAGGAATAAGGTTCTTCAGCTTTAATCTGAATATCCACAACTTGGTAGTCTGTAATAGTAGAAACTGTAGCGTCTCTAGCACCTATCAATTCAAACTCAGGTGTTGAGCTTGGATTTTGATTAGCACTTTTAATTAAGTTTTTAAGATTTTCTATATCTTGATCAGTAACAACAGCTGTAGAGCCGTTAGTATAGTCTATAGATGCTCTTAAATACAAAGGAGCAGTATCACTAGCAACAGCTAATATAGCATAATGAACGTGTATTACGTCCGCTGGCGTATTAGCTTTACTTACTGCATAGACATCTTCAGCATTAAGGCATGTAAACCTTGGTTGAAGAGCCGTAGGTCCCGAACTAATTATCGGGAGTTGAATCATATTTGGCATAATTTTTATTATTTAAAGATTAATAAAGAGAGTGACAAAAGCCACTCTCATTATATACTATTTAAGCTCCTTTAAACAATACAAAATTGTTTGCAGCTTGTGTTACTAAACATCTCTCAGATAAGAAACTTACAGTCATAGCATCTAAAGTGTCAGTGTAAGCACCACCTACAGAACCTGTAATCCAAGACTTATATCTTCTATCTTCAGTTTCAGAAGCTCTATATCTCACGTGCAAGAAAGGACGTCTGATGTTCTGACCTAACATTTGGTCATAAACTGTAGTTGTTCCAGCAGGAACCATTACACCATCAATTTCCTTATCCATACCTCTAGTTGAAGCATCATTTAGATATTTCCAATCAGTTTTGTAGAAGTCATAAGAACCTCTTCTAAAACCTGAAAATCCAAAGTTTAATGCCATGTCTCCGTCGTTATCGAATAAACCATAACCAGCAGACTGAGTAGAAGCATAACTTGATCCAGCCATAGCGCCAACCATATCATCAAAGTCAAGAGCCGTAGATCTTGATAAGAATAACATGTTTTCTTCAATAGCACCTTGCTTGTCTAAGTTTTTAAGGATTTCATCGAAATCACCTAAAGCACCTGAACCAGGAGCAGCAGCTCCAGCAAAACCAGAATATACATTACCTCTTGATTCAATAGCAGCGAATAAACCTTCAGAACCTTTAACATCTTGATTCGTGTTAGCAGCAGCTCCAGCAACACCACCAAAATCAAAAGGTACATTAGAAACAGTAGGAGTTAAAGGAGCCATAAACTCAGCTTCAACCATACTCATTTCTAAGTAATCATCAAATCTTAATCTTGTTTCAGATTCAGACTTTAGATACCATAAGTATCCAGATTGTCCTTCTTCTGTAGAAACTTCAACCCAACCAATCTGAGCAGTGTCAGAACCGTTAATTTTAAAGTTATCTTTTAAGATCATTGGAGAATTAGAAAACTGAGTAAAAGATGGCTCAATAGAACCTTCCATACCAATTGTCCCTTTTCCAAAGTCAGAACCGTAAACAAATACATTACAATTTCCAACTCCTAAAAGTCCAGTAGGTACACCTTGTCCAGCTCCATTAAAAACTCCTCCATAAACAGCTAAACTACAAGTAGTTTTAGCAGTATTAACAGCTTGTACAAGAGCTTTAGCAACGATTAATCCAGTAGCTTTGTCAGACATTAAAACTGTTTGACCAACTCTAATAGCATGTTCAGTTTGATCAGCTCCACCAGTTCCAGTTCCAGTAAGATTTGGAGTAAGTGTAGCATTTACAGAACTGTCAGAAACATCGTTCTTTACTTCACTATTTTTATAAGCTACGTGTAATCTATTTTGTTCAGACCAAATAACTTGATCAGATGTCATAGGCATTTCAGCGCCTACCATTCTCAAGAAACCACCAATTGTTCGGTTTCCGTATCTTTCTACTTCTGCTTCGTAAAGCTCAGGTAGATATTGTTGTGCGAAATCGTTACCACTATCATTAGAAAAGTCAAGATAATTTGTTCTTAACGTCATTCTTTTTTGAGCTGGTACGATGCTTGCGGGAAAACTCCCGCCAGTTACAAAACTCATATTTATTTATTTTAGTTATTGTTGTTTTTTACTTTTAATTTTCAACCTAGAACTATCAACACCACTTATTGCTTTTACTTTAAATCCATTTATAAATACATCACCTGAAGCTTGTGGCCTAGGATCATTATTTATATTTTTAGATTTAGCTATTACATCCTTAACAGCATCGGCTTTACCTTGCTCATAAAAATGATTAGCTATTGTATCAACGTTTTCAGCAGCATAAAAAGCCTTGTGATAACCAACAGCATCAATAACTTCTCCCTTGTCATTTAAGAACTTCTTAACGAACTTGTTTAAGTCAGACTGTTTCTCGGCAGTTGCGGAAGGATTAGAGATATTATAATTAAACTTTTTTTCACCAACTTTAATTTCAAAACCTTTGAAGTCTCCATTGAAAAGCTCACTAGTAGTATCTTTAAATTGTTCCCTACGCTCTGCAGCTATTTGTTGTTCTTTGTTGTATCTATTGAAAAAATCCATAGCTTTTTGCTGTTCTTGAGTTACGCCCGGTCTCAACTTGATCTCGTCGTAATATTTGCTCTTTGAACTTTCTAAAAAGTTTTTGGCTTTTGCAATTTCTTCTTTGAAGAGTAATTGTCTTTTTCTGACAACTTTATCTTCATCCACTTCTTCATCATAAGAAAAATTATCTTCCATTAGAAAACTTATTTCTTCTTGATTTAAGTGTGGTTTAGTCTTTTTGTAATACTCATTAAGTATTTGTTTTTCGTCATACTTAGAGTAGTCTTTATTTAGTGAAACATAATCTTCTACAGTTCCACCTGTTTCTTCCATAAATGAAACTAGTTTTTCGATGTTTTCTGGTAACTGCTTACCAATAACTTTTTCATCTCTTACTGCTTCTTTTAATTGTTGCTTTGTTTCTACTACTTCTTCTTCTTCTTTTATTTCTGTTATAGTAGCAACTTCTTCAACTTTATCCTCTTTTATTTCTTCTTTAATTTCAGCTTTTACTTCTTCAACTTTTTCAGTTGGTATTTCTACTTTAGTAGTAGCTTGTTCTTGAAGATCTTTTTTAGGATCTTTGCTTAAATCAATATGAGTTATATTGTTTGGCATTTTATCAACAAGTTTTTTTGGCTTGCTTTTTAATTTTAAACCTTGTTTAGTATTATCTACTATAGGCTTTTCTTTTGTTTCTTCTGACATAATATAATATAATAATTAATAATTGTTACATAGGCATATTGTCTGCGCCTAAGCTTTGTGGGTTACTTTGAGTTTCAAAGTCTGTTGGTAATAACTCTTGCTGTCTTTGTTGTATCATAGCGCTTTGCTGAGTTGCTTGTAATTTAGTTCTATTATCTTTACGATCTTCAATAAATTGCTCTCTTTCTTTAACTCTGGACACGTCCATTTGTTTTAGCTGCATATCAAACTGATATCTTATTTCTAAAGCTTTCATATCTAATTGAGCTTTCATCTCCATTCTTTGTATTTCAAATTGAGACTTAGCTTGTTCTATTTGTACAGTGCTTTCAGTTAATGCTTGCTGTTTTTGCATTTCAGCTAATATAGCTTTCTCAGCAGTTTGTTGATTAGCTTGTGCTTGAGCTTGTATATTCGCTTGAGCAGCGGCTTGATCTGCTTCTGCTTTTTTCTTTCTTCTAAACTTAAGCATTTGATTAGCTAGTTTTAGATTTCTAACTTCTCTAATATCTATCGCGTCTGCTAAGTCTATTTGGCCAGACTTTAAAGCTATTTGTATATTTTGTTCAAGCTCAGCTTTTTCTTCTTCATCTGGTTCTAGCTTTATAAATATACCAAAATCATGAATTTGTAAATTCATTAACTCTGTTAAAGTTCCAGTATTAAAAGATGATATACTATTTTTTAAAGCTTCTTTTGTAAATGGAAATTG